TGCAACGCTTTACCCAACCACTCCAAGTCCACTTGCGGCGGTTTCCACTAGAACTAAAAGTTTTACTTAAAAAGGCTGAATCGTTTTTGTTAAAACGCAGCGACCTGTTGATGGCGTAGCCTGCAGCCGGACCAGCAGCAGCAGCGGTAGCAAGAAACAGCGGGCTTGCAGCTCCAGGAATGCTCATGATGTCCGCTTCGTGTCAAGCAATGCCGTCATCGTAATGCGGCTTGAGCTTTCCACATAATAAGCAAGAACTGAAACAGCATTGGCTGTATCAGTTACGGTCGGCACTGTACCCCCTGCAAACTTGTAAGCAGTGTTGTAGCTCAACGTATAGCCTCCCGTTCCGTCCTGCGTTACTACGATTACGCCAGACTGACCAGCAGTTGCGTTGGTTGGAGCGCTAAGAGTTGAGTCCTCTGCAAGCGTCAACGTGAAATTGTTGCCGAGGCTTAAATCCACTGCCACAGTCCCATCGGTCAACGCAACAGGTGTTCCGCGCTGAGCCTTAGTAAAGCTCTGAGCGAGCCCTAATCCAGCAATCGTTGTGGTTGCATCAGGCAACGTTAATGTCCGATCAGCCGTGGGTTCTGCAACTGCCAGCGTGGTTTCATGATCATCAGCACTAGAACCCTCAAAAATGATTGGGGCATTAAAAGTTGCATTGCCTTTGAATAAGACTTGAGTGTCAAAAGTCGCAACGCCCGTAACGTCTAGCGTTCCAGGAATGTCCACATTGCTTGTGAACTCGACATCTGTACCGTTAGAGGCTGTCTGCAGCAACTGACGAGCACTGCCATTGGCCAGCTTGCTGACTGCAATCTCCGCAGATGCACTGATATCACCGTCAACGATCGTGGTATTGGCGATCATTGCGCTGGTCACTGTTCCGGTGTCACCAGTAGTGACAACGTTCCCAGTCACATCTGGAAATGTAATCGTGCGGTCAGCGGTTGGATTGGTGACCGTAATTGTTGTTTCGTGATCGTCCGCTCCAGAACCCTCAAAAGTCAAAACAGCGTTCTGACCAAGCAACACTGTTCCAGTAAATGTTGGACTAGCTGCTCCAATCTTTTCTGTGTCAAGCTCCTGCAAAGCTGACTGCACATTGTTGGATGAGATGCTGCCAACTGGCGTCACTGAAATGTTGGCTGCAGTTTGTCCCGCGATGGCGTTGGATACATCCACCAAAGAGAACGTTGAGCCTGACCCGAGTGACACCAACATGTCAGGCGGAGCCAAACTCACTGCAGGAGCAGCACCTGAGCCCGTTCCACTTGTGTCAACAACCACGTAATAGTTCAGGTTGGTAACGGCGGGGGCAGGCAAAGCTGAACCAGCAGTAAACCCTGCAGCTGAGCCAGCAGTTGTAACGCTGCTAAGTACGTTTGTGTTTGCGTTATAAACGCCAGCAAGAATCAGGTTGCCGCTAATAACAGTAATTGGCAGGAAAGAGTTGCCCGTAGAAACGTATAGGTCTTCATTTTTTTCATCAAAGAAGAACTGACCTTTAAAGTCAGCGGCTGGGAAAGTAACAATGTTGTCTGTTGCACTGGCGCCGCCAAATTTTGTAACTGAATTATCAGCAAGCTTTGCTCCAGTAACAGCATCTGTGGCTAGCAAAGAGCTTGAAATGGTGCCGCTTGTTATTTTTGACGCGGACAGATCTGGAATGTCATTGGCGGCAAGTGTGTCACCTGCGGTGATATGACCTTGAGCGTTTACGGTGACCTTGGTAAAAGTCCCCGTAGAAACACTGCTGCTGTGATTCAAGTTGCCCGAGGAGTCGACAGCTAAACCACTGCCTGGAATTACCACACCAGCCGCGCTAGACGTAGCGACTGGCAAGTCAGCGGCAGTAAGCACCCTGCCACCCGTAATCAGACCTTTTGCGTTGTAAGTGACTACATGATGAGTCGTTGTAGCTGTGACATCGTTATCAACCTCAATCGTGTTGGAGTCCATGCGGAGCCCTTCACCATTGACTACAACACCGCCCTTGGCACTTGTTGTTGCGACCGGCAAGTCAGAGCCTGTGATGGTGCGAAGTTGAACTGCGCCACCCGCCCCAGTTGGGCCTGCTAAAAACTGGTTAGCTGCACTGCTGTTATCAAGGGTTGCGGCAATGGTTACCGTGTCACCACTGGTAGTCGTGGTGATGTTCACGACACCAGCCGCACTGCCTGTAACTGCTGTACTTCCACTAACAGTATTTACAGACCCAGAGCCTTTCAAGCTCAGCCAAGCTGATCCGTCCCAGCAATACAGCTTATTTGCACTGTTGCTTGTGTCTAAAGCCAGCTGACCAGTGAAATCTCCACTGCTAGGCAGGCTTGTCACCAAGTCAACGGTGGACTCATCAGCAAGCTTTGCTGCAGTAATCTGACTGTCCCCTACCTTGGCAGTCGTAACAGCTGAGTTAGCGAGTGCCGCTGTTGCAATATCTCCAGCAGCAAACAGGATTTTTGCTCCAGGGATTGTGTCGTCACTTATGACCGTGACGCCAAACGAGATCAGATCGCTGACAGTGAGTTTTTTCGTCTCACTCGCACTTGAATCAACAACAGCTGCAAGGTCTGTTGCTGCAAGGTCTGCCCCAGACAAAGCGTTAAGGGCACTGATTTTTAGATCTGCCATGACGCCTGCGCTGGGAGCAGTAGATGCTCCTCATCATAGAGCTTCAATCAGTTGTGTTCTAGACCTAAAGCCTTTGTTGCGTCTTGTTCAATCAAGATGTCATCATCAGTCTCTTGCAGCAGCTTCCCTGCCGCTCCAAGCTCCATCCGCATCTGGATTTCACCTGTCGTTATGAAATTAGCTGCTATTTTAACAATGTTGCCAACATCAAACTGCACTGCACAGTTTGTAAGTACTCCCTCAAACTCATACCAAACACTGTCATTCGCGTTATCAGCTACTCCGCTTGGGTTATATGATTCAGTCTTTAAGTAAAACCTTGCTTTAAATTGACTGCCGATTTGAGTGCGAATTTGCAGCTCAAGAAGGTAGTTGGCGACTTCCTCTGCAGTGTTCCCCGTGTACTCCCACTCAGCTGCCATTTGGCCGGAGCCTGACATCAAAGTGCTTATTCGACTCCTAAATTCGTCAGACAAAGCTGTGGTATCCACAGTCTCTCTTTCTGTGTTCAATTCATAGTTAATTACGGAGGCCAATAGCCGGCGTTCTGCGTTAGCTATTTTTACTCTAATTGGAATGTCGCTAGAGATAGATGCCAGCGCTATAGCGTTTGCCGTTCCACCATTAATGGCAAGAGCAAATGTCTCATACAGCCTTATTCCATCCATTTCGTCGACATGTATAAATTTTTTCGTGCTGGAATTAGAGTGTCCACTTATGAAAGAAAGCGCAGCAGCATTGGTGCTGGTTATTTCTATTTGATCGCCGGTCAGCAACTGTCCGTGCTTGAAATCAAAACTAAAACGTTTTTTTGTTGCATTGACATCTGACGAATTTATTGTGCCATTGATTTGGCTGCCCTCTCGCTGCAGCTCAACTCTGCCAAATGTGCCTAGGTAAACAGTCATGAAATGGAGGCCGAGGACAAAGCGCCCGTGCCGGTAAACGAAACTTCCGCTCTAGTTATTTCGCCTGTTGAAGCGCCAATACTAGCGCTAACAATATAAGCATTTAATGTAATATCGTTGTTATCCGCTCCGTCAACCCATCGCAGGGTTAGCTGCACTGTGTCGCTAGAAGAAATACCATCCGCACCTGTTTTTATTAACTTGTTCAGGATCTCAGCAGTGTTAATTACGCCAGAATCATCTTTGTAGTAAATTAAAGACGCACTGCCTGAGTACCCCAAGACGCCAGGAGTGTAGCTGCGAATACTCTCGCCTAAAGTTGTTGTCTCAAGTATGTCTAAATCAGATTGCAAACTGAAACTGGTCACCTTTGCCAAGGTGTTACCAGCAAGCTGCAAAACGCCATCCCTGCCCGTGTAAACCTTGCTCATCAGAGCACGCCAATTAGATTCACTGTAACAGTGCTAACCCCAGGCCGCACCTGCACAATTTCTGGTGGGCCTTCATACCTGTACTGAACCTGTGTTCTAGACGATGATGAATCAGTGGAGCTTGCAGGTGTGTTTGCCTGTCCTCCAAGCCCAGGATGAACAGAGCAGTAGTAAAAGAGAGTTGGAGCGTCAGCGGCAACGTTGATAAGGGTGTACGCCCCCGCATTGCCAGGCGTGCCAAACTTTGAAACACCTGTTGTGTACTCGCTCCCGGACCCATTAGTGCCGTCACTCGTAGTCGAGAACCGCAAAGGATGCCCCGTGTTAGACGAATCTGACTGGTCAAACAAATAACTGCCGCCTTCTGTCAATTCAAGTGTCTCTGCATTTGAGCTTCCGCCGTTGAATCGATATTTGTTGCCGC